CCGAGAATTTTATAGAAATATAAACCCGGGTATTCAAGTATGGGATGACATAGTAAATGTTGTGTGTAACTATTACACCATATTTTCATCTGATCAGCTTCAGACTTATAGAATGCTCAGAACTAAATCTGAGCAATATTTCTATAGTATGAAATTTGAGTCCGCTATGAAGGATAAGTTCTTTAATAAATTTATGAAGAAGTATTATCCTGAATATGACTCAATTCCGATGGATAAAGAATATGTTGATAGTTCATGGGAAAATTTACATGCAAGGTTCGGGAGAGTAACCATAAGAGGACAGCCAATGGGCGTATCCTCTTCATGGCCTCTCCTGCCCCTGGTTACCCTATTCGCTTTCGAGACAAGCTCGAAAGCAGCTAGGATAACTATCACCCGGGAAGTTTCGAAAACTATTCCTCTGGGTGATAGCCTGTATTTTGCCCGCGTTTTAGACAATAAAGATCAAAAAGTAACCCTAAAAAGGGAAGTTCCTTTTGATTATTTAAATGTTCTAACAACGGGTGATGATGGGATAATGTCTATGGATAAAGATCATAGTGCACGACACACTGCTCAACTTTTAAAGCTGGGTAGTATAGTGTCGCCTACTAAAGATTATTTTCATGAGCATTATGCTATCTACACAGAGATCATCTACAAAGACAAGAAAATGTTAGGAATACTTCCTATGGGTCCATTTTTGGCCCCATTTTCTACTCGTTTCTGCACATGGTACTCACAGCCTAAAGCCCTAGTGGATCTTCAAAAACATTTTAAATTTAAGTTAAAAAATTACCTTAAATTCTCTGTTTTTAAGTTCCATTGGGACTTTTTGGCTCAAAATGGTGTTCCTCTTTTTGCTCCTCAGGAGATCGGTGGCTTAAATTTGCCTTTTAAACCGAGCTCGAGAAAGCGTGTTGCAGGGAAAGTCAGGTTCCTTTTTAAATCGGAATTTGACGACCTGTTGCACCTGCATAGAGATTTGCCATTAGAAAATTTAGAAAAATCGGGTATGATCTTAAGACCAGCTGATGATCCGACTGAGAGACAGAAGTACTTGGTTAGAACCAAGCAGCTTCGGTCAATTGCTCAGCGGACATGGCTAGTCCCGTCCCCGGTTATTTCTCTTCCAGTCCAAGTATGGGATTCTATATTTAGATCCCAGTTCTCCTTTGATCAGTTAGAAACTGAAAAGGAGATATTTGACGAGCCGACCCTTTACGAATATATTCGTAGTTGGGATCGGACTTCGCCAATGGCTTGGCCTGAAATTAATCTCTTATTCGGTGAAATCCATCACGAGTTTAACGCATGCATTGATGTCCCATGGGGACTATGCAAGGCGTATAGACCAGTATTAGGTTTCCCGACCCCCCGCTCACTCGGTCCGATT